TCGCCGAAAAGCCGAGCGGGCTCCGCGCTCTCCGCTGTCTTTGAGGATGGCGCGGATGGTTGCCGCCGTGACAAAGACGCGATTGATGTCGCGGGTGGTCGCGCTCTCGCCCATCTCCTGCGTCTTCGGGGGCGTAATCGCCAAAAGCCCATTGTCGCCATCGTCGCGCACCATGAGGCGAGCCTGCTTGAAAAGCTCTAATCCCACCTCCCGTGTGGTGGCACTGGAAAACTTCGGCACCATCTTCCGCAGTTCGTCCAAGGAAATCTCGACTGAGATAGCCGCAGCCATCGCCCTACTCCGCCAGCCCGCCGGCTGTGATCTCGATGACCGCCGCGTCCTGCGCCACACCAAGGACTTGGAGCTCGATGTCGCGGACGGTGATGCGGCTCCAGATGGCGGGGATCTCAACGGTTTTGATGCCCATAGCAATGCACCGCTCAAACTCGCTGCGCGGAATCCCGACTCGCACCGAGCGGATCTGGCGCACCCCGCCCTCGGCGAGCTCGTCGCGCAAATCCATGTCGCCGACCACGGCCTTGAGTTGCGTGCCGCCGATGGTCACATATTCGCCGCCTACGTCCGTGATGGCAGCAACGCCGAGAATGTGCGCGGTGTCTAACTGGTTGGCCATGCCCTACTCCTGCGAGTCAAAGCCCCGCCACGCCGGGGTCGTAGTGCTTGGTGACGTAGCTGTAAAAGTAAATCGGCTCGTCGCCGCTCCATTCCTCGGTCTGTAAATGCGGCAGGAGGCCGAGCGCATAGTTGTAGTCCTCGCCCCACATCATATCGGGAAAGCGGCTTTGTAGGGCCGCCTCGCGCTTAATGGCGCACAAATGATGCGGTGTGCGGTCTTGACCCTGCCAGTGGTGGTTGTCGCGGAAACGCAGGCTGTGGCGGAAGATGGGCGAAGGGCGGTAGTCCTCTCCATCCATCGTGACGTGCATGGTAATGCCGACCACATCGGGCTTGCTTTTAAGGCAGGGAAGGATTCGGGCAACGTAGTCGGGCGCCACCATATCGTCATCGTCCACAAAGGCCACATAGTCGCCTGTAGCCTGCTCGATCATCCGCTGCCGCTTAACCCCGACCGATCCGGGGCCGTCATCAATGGTGATGCGGACGCTGCGCTTGGCCTGCGGCTTTAAGACGGCAAGCAGCTTTTCCAGCATGGCCGAGCGGGACGGCATGGTGGGAATCAGAATTTCCAGCTTCATGGCACCCATCCCTGTGCCACGGCATCCGGGTTGCGGCGGCGGAAGACAGCCTTGCCGCGCTCGTTGGCCTCTGGGTTTTGCTGGCGGCGGTAACACTCGTCTGTCGCCGCGCCCGTGAACAGCGGGTGGTCGTGGTAGAACTTAATGTGCCGCGCATCCTCGACCACGCCGTCGCGGTAGGCGCGGAAAGAAAACTCGGTGTCTGACCAATAGCCGTCGTATTCGGGGCACAGCAACCAGTCGCGCCCAAGCCACCACCGCCAGTTAAAGCACATGATGGTCATCAACTTCTCGTCGGGCTTGTTGAAGCCATCCGAAACGTGCAGGACGGTGGGCTTGTCCATGTGCGGGGTCATGGCTTGGATCACTTGTTCATCCCAACCGTGGGGGGGATAAACGTCCGACTGCGCCATGACAAAGATGCGAGCCCCCGATGCCGTGGCTGCGCGGGCGGCGGCGTTGTAGTTGGCCACGGCAGAAGAATGACCTTCGGGAACGGCGGGCGCCAATGCGTGCGGGTAGTGCTGCAACTGCTCGACTACCTCCGTGTCCGACTCGCAGATGCCGAAATAATATGCCACCCGCTCCGGGTGCGCGGCCCGCTCCAGCCAGAGGTTGCGGACTTCGATGTCCTTTTGCCCCCTGCCCGCTGGGTGGCCCACGGCAATGCGGGGCTTGAGACGCTTCTGCCATTCTTTGCGGATGCGCTCGGCCTCCTTGGTGTGGCCGGCTTTAGCCAGGGCAAGCGTCTTTAGATCGTGCGCTCGCCATCCGTAGAGGGACGCATCGTGCGTCCAAGAGGGTTCGTCGGGCATGGGTTGCGCCTCCATCGCGTAGGCATAGGCCAGCCCTTTCTTCGCGTTGCCTCTGGCCGTGTGCATTTTGCAAAGCTCCGCGTAGCCTTCGCGGCGGTGCGGCATGAGTCGGACGGCTTCCAACAGCGGGCGCTCGGCTTCGTCCACGTCTTTGATCCATCGGCCAATGGTTTGGTAGGCCACGAACTTTTCCTCGTCGCCGAGGTCAGGGTGGGCCGTGGCAAAGATCGCGGCCTCCATAGCCTTGGGAATGTCCTGCTGCGTCTCGCACTCGCGGAAGAGAAACCACCATTCGCGGCCCGTGCGTCGCTCTGGCGGCACGCTTTCAAGGATGGCGCGGTTGCGGACTACGCTGCCGCGCTTGTTGTTTTCGGGGAGGTGGATGACTTGAAGTTCCATGCACCAAGTGTTTTTGGTGCCGTCCTTTGTCTCGATGTCCTCGTGAACGGCATTGATCCAGTGGTTATAACAATCCACATGGACGAGGCGGATGCGCCTGGCATAGCTGCCGGACGCAGTGGTCACATACGGTGCGTAGATAGCGCCTTTGATGATCTCGGTGCCGCTGCGAATCTTGGCCAGCGCCTCGGCCCCTGAGTCGGCGAGCAGATCGTCACAGTCGGCCCACATAAGCCAGTCTGTGCCTTCGGGTGCGAGGGCAAAGGTCTGGTTGCGAGCGGCGGCGAAGTTATCGACGTGCGGCCAATCCTTGCCCGTCTCGCCATTCACATACTCGCCCACGATGCAGCCACGGGCTTTGGCGATGTCCAGCGTCTCATCGGGCGGCTGGTTGCCGCAGGCGCGCACTACGCTGACGGAATCAACGTGCGGCTGGAAGCTGTCGAGGAAGCGGGTGATGTTGGCCGCTTCGTTGCCTACAATGATGCCGAGATGAATCTTTACCACTGACTACAAAAGGAAAGGGCCGCGCTGAGTGGAAGCGCGACCCTTCGGGTCGAAACCCAGATGGAAACTCCCGGCGGGCCACTCAAACCGCCGGGAGATGAACACACGAACTTAGATGATCAGCGCGCAGGTGCCGCTGGTCAGACCGGCTGCCGATCCAAACATAACTTCGACCGAGGCAGTCACCGTGCGGGTGGACTGCGAGGCGGTGATGTTATACATGACGGTCATGCCAAGCTGCTCCAGCGTCACGTTGTCCGAGACGTAGAGGAGGTTAGCGACCGCCGGATCGATGACGGGCATGGCCGAGGCCACCGCAACCGCTTCGGGCGAAACCGCGAAGCCGTCGAGGCCCGCGACAGCACCGCTGAAGCTGTTGGCGAAGTAGATGCCCTGATCGAAACCGTAGGCGCCGTTAGCCAAAGGAAGGAAATCGGCGTTGGTCGGGATCAGCTTGCTGTAGATTTCGGGAGTAACAACCAAGCCCTTGCGGTCGCTCTTGCTGATCGCGCTCCACAGGGAAGCGAGATGGCCGGAACCGGGGGTGATGGTGGTCGTAGTAACCGTGGCCGCGCCGAAGTTAACCGTGGTGATCGGGGTGATCGCCACCGAGAACAATTTGTCGGCGAGAGCGTTGAGGTTGATACGAACCAAGTTCTCCAGACGGTGACCCAAAGCGAGGTCGGCCTGTGTGATGCCGAAGAACTGGCTGTAGTGGTCGAGCGTCACGGTCGCCTTGCCAACGGTAACGTCGGAAGCCGGGGTGAAATCGGTCGGGTTGGTGGTCGTGGCGCTGGTGGCCGTGACGAGGGGCACCTGAATGGTGTCCTTACTCTTTCGGACTTCGTTACTGAAATCCGTGCTGAAGATGCGAAGCGGGGCCAACCGGTTGGCGAGCACCGTCTGCACCTGTTCAGAGATCGTCGCTACGACGAGTGCTGAATCGAATACGTTTGCCATATTATTTTAGGTTTTTTCGGGTTGTTGTTGGTTTTTCTTTGGGGGTTGGCCCTTAGAAAGTTCTGGCGTTGCGAGCGCGGAAAATGGCGCTCTTGTTCGCGGAAAAGATTTGCGCGGCGCGCTTCCAATCCTTCGACTCGCTGGCAGCTTTGAACTGCTCAACGGGGTCTTCGGAGGCGACGGCATTGCTGGCGACGGCCTCGCTGCCTTTGGCGGCGAGAGCGATTTCGAGCTCGGCGACTTTCGCGGAGAGAGCGGAGAGTTCGGCGGCTTCGGGAGCGGGCGCGGCCTCTTCAGACTTCACTTCCTCGGCGACAACTTCAGCCTCGGCGGGTTCGGATTTGTCGGCGGCGATCGCGGCGACGGATTCTTCGAGCTTGGAGACAACAGCGGTCAGCGCCTCAATGGCGGCTTTCGCGTCAAACTCGACTTGTTCGGTGACAGAAGATTCGGTCATGCCCTCCGCCGAGGTGTCAACTTGGACGGGCTCGCTACCGGCGCGAAACACGCCCTCGCGGTTTGCTGCGGGGCGCGAAACGAGGTCAACGCTGACCAGATTTTCGACGCGGGCGAAACGGCGGTCGCCCACTTCTTCGGGCTTGCCACTGAAGGCCATTGAAAATCCGACGCGGCCAGGCGCTTTACTCAGAATCTCGGCGTAAAACTCCGCCTGCGGGTGAGCCGAAAGCAGTTCCAAATCGGCGCGCAGTTGGTCTTCCTCGATGCGGAAGTTGTTAAGAAGGCCGATGAGGGAGTCGATGGACTCGTCGTGATCGACAAACACTTTGACCGGGCTACCAGCCTGCCCCGCCTGTTCGGCTTGGAGCAGGGTCACATCGTCCACGAACATCTCGTGGCCGAGCGCGGGGCCAACGGTGGCCACGCTGATGCCGTCAAATTTTAGATCCGCCATATAGGCGGGCGCTCATGTCAAGCAACCGGCTTGGTTTCGGCCTTCTTGCGCTTGTAGATGCGTTTCTTTTTGCGGGCGCGTTCCGAAAACTCTGCGGCTTGCGGCTCCGGGGTGGAGGCGGGCGGAGTTGAACCGCCGTCCCCTGTAGGCACAGGGTCGATAACCGTCGCCCCCTCGGTGCGCTCGACGCCGACCACCACGCCGAGCTCGGCGGCGAACTGACGTTCGGCGGCGATTTCCTGCATGGCGGTCTTCCAGTCGAGCCCCTGCTCGCCAAAGAAGTCGGCCAAGGTCATGAGCCCGGCCTTCACATCGTCGCGGCGGGCGGCGGCTTCGCGGCCTACGTCCACCGTGATCGAGCGCGGGGTCTGCCAGTGAACGCTGCGCCAATTCGGATTCTGCGGCAGTTCGCGGCGGCGCATGGCGTTGGCTATCGCGTAGTTCCAGAGCTTGCCAAGGAAGGAGGAGATAAGAACGTCCTGCCGGGCGGCGAAGGCGCGAGCGGCTTTTTGAATGATGAATCGTTGGGCCACACCGCCGACAGCGGAGGTGTCCCAGATAAATTCGTAAGGCAGGCCGAGGCCAAGTGCGGCAGCGCGGATGTATTGCTCCAGATGCGCGTCCAATTTTTCGTTGGGGCGATTCATCATGAAGGACTCGATGCGCTCGGTGGCCTTCAGTCGCGGGATCATGCCGCCGCCGAAAACTGTTTCGCGGGTCAGGCTTTCGCCCGTGCTCTTGGACAAGTCGCCAAAGAATCCCTCGGCCCCCACCCCGCCCTGCGCGTTCTGAACGACAAGGCCGATGCTGCTTCCGATCTTCGCGGCCTGCATTTCAAATCGAAGGAGTTCGTCGCGGTCGAGGAGGTTGTTCAGCGCCACGGCCACGGCGGGATACCCGCGCACTTGGTCGGGACGTTCGGGCTCGTAAACGTGAAGCATCAGATCCGCCTGGATGCGGCGGCTCGTGCGCTGGCTGAAGGTGTCGCCCTCGACCACATGATAAGCGAGCGGACGGGCAAAGCGGTCGAGGCTCACGCCATCAATGATCTGGTCGGCCTTGTCGGGTGGGTTGGCCACACGGTGCGACTCGACCACTTGGACGGCAGGCATCCCGTCGCGCTTGTTGGTCAGGATGCAAAAGATTTCGCCGTCGCGGTCGATGGCCTCGGAAACGAGCATTTGCAGCCGGCGCATATCGTGCCGCTCGCTGATTTCGGGCGACTTGCTCCAGTTGTCCCACCACGCCTCGGCGGCATCATCCCATGCGGGATCGCCGCTGTTGGCCTGCGGGGCGATGGCCGAGCCGACCGAGTAGGTCGCCTTGTCGCGGATGGCCGATCTGACGATCGCGTTGTTGTAAAAAAGTTTGCGCGACAGGCCGAGCAGGCGCACACGGTCGCCGTTGCTGATGTCCACCTTGCTGTCTTGGGCCTGCGATTGCACCCATGCGCGTTCTTCCGGGCGCCAGTTGGCGGCTTCGACCATGCGGGAAAAGCCCAGCGCCTTGGCCATTTTGTCGATGAGGTTGGCCATTTTAATATACTCCGTATTGGGCGCGAGTGGCTCGGTCGTTGCCGATGTCGCCGGCATTGATGGCAAGGGCCGTCTCGATGAGGCCAAGCATTTCCCATGCATCGTAACTCTTCTGAAGCGTCACCGACCGACCGCCCACGCTGCTTGACAAAACAAACGCTTGAGACGCGCCGCCCGCGAGGATCTGCGCTTTGCAGGAGGCTTTAAGTTGGGAAAGTTCGGACGCCGTGAAGACACGGGCGAGCATCGACGCATCGGTCATGCCCTCATCGCTTGTGTCAAGGAGTGGCGTTCTGTGCGCGGAAGGCCGACAAGAAGCAATCCATGTAAACCAGCGCCATTTTCTCGCAGTCGGCCAAGTGGTTGGGGCCGAATCGCTGCCACTTCTTTTCGTCCTTATCGTCTACCAGCGCCTCGTTTTGCATCTGCGAAACGTAGTCCTTGGCCAGATCACGCGGCAAATACCACGGCACGCGGCCATCCCGTAGCACATCGTGGTAAAGCCTCTCCTGCCAGAGCAACGCATCGAAGCGCATTTGGCGGATGGTGCGGGTGCCGTCGATCTGAAGCTCGCCTGTTTCCCAAGGCTTCAAAGACGAGTTGTGCTTCTTGGTTCGCCCAAAGGCCGCGCAGAATTTGCCCGCCGTGCCGAAAACAAAGTTGTAAACGCCCGAAGTCGCCTTGGCCGCATACCCAGCATCAACAATCCCCCACTGGCAACCAAGCTCGCGGAATTTCTCTGACAGCCCGCCCCACCCCAAGGCAGACCCGTATTGCACGAGATAGCTACTGCCGTCTTCGTGCAGTTGGCGAACCAGCCACCACAGTTCGGTTTGCTGCACGTCCACGGCCATGAGTCGGGCCAGCACCCCGTCACTCGGTGGTTGCCCCAGCAGATACTTGGGCGAGGCGTCGATGCGCTCGCGGATCATGGCGGTGGTGATGCGTGAACCTTCGACCTTCCAAGGGAT